TAATATATTTTTTTTATAATATTTAAAATCCTTATTTAAATTATTTATATTGGTAAATTCTTTATTAGTTATATTATTAATATTACTATTTTTTGTTTTTAACGGTAATATTCTAATTTCAGTTCTTGATGGTGATATTTCGTGTACCCACACTTTTGTTAATTCATTATCACTACCTACTTTATTTCTAACAAAGTTAACGTTAACTTTTAGAATTCCATTTGTAAACCCTAAATCATTTAGTAACTTTTCAATATCAATTGCCAATTCTTTTTGTCCACCTTTATTTGTAAGGCTATACATATAGTTTTTAATATCGCCGGTTTTAATATAAGCAACATTATTTCCATTTTTTTGTGGTAATAAGTTATTGTTTATATCATAGACAGAAACTTCCATTACATCATACTTACAATCACCAAAATCGGTATCTTCTATTTGATTTTGACTTACAATAAATAAATCTTCAGTTTGCAAAAATTGTCCTGCATTTTCTGAATTATTATTTATATTGTCTATATTTGTATATTTTTTAATACTCATAATATGTTAGTATGAATCTGGGTGATATTTACCAAAGCCGGCGCTGTATTCTTTTGATTTAGCAGTTCCATCAGAACGTGTTATTGTTACTTTCAACGAACCATCTTTATATTCCGCAGAATGTGATTTACCATTAAACCATCCTCCTTTTTTACGAGAATCTAAATCATTAACTGCTCCTATATTTAGTGTAAATTCTATATCTTTTTGCCCACCTGCTTCTATATTAAAACTCTTTGTTGGTATTTTATAGAATTCTCTATCTTTTGGATTTTTATTTGTAATTGATACTGATATGGCTTGTTTATCATTATTTGTTATTGATAATGTACTTCCATTTTTCCATTGTTGTGCACCAGTTGCGCTGAATCTAGCCCATAAATCTAAAGCATTTGAATCTTCTTTTGGTCCCAATTTAACAATGGCTACATCATTTATCACATCTGCTCCAGCTGCCATAGCTTGTGCTTGAGTACCTTGTACAATTGCTTGTTGGTTTTGTACTGCTCCTAATTGGGATTGTAATCCTTCTATAATTGAATTCAATGAATCAATTTGCTTAATCAATGCCTGAATTTGTGCTTTAAATCCGGTATTTTGAGATTGTAGTGATGCTCTAAGAATACTTTCTTCTACTGATTTTTGTAATGAGTTTTGTATTTGTAAAGCAAAATCATCAATAGTTTGTACTAATGTATTTAGTTGATTAACTAATGCATCGTTTGTTTGTTCAATTGCCAATCTATTATTTATTTCAGATTGTACTTGTGATTCTAAATCTGATATAGTTGAGTTTAAATTAGATACTTCTACATTTAAATCAGCCACTTGTTTTCTTAAATCTTCATTTTGAAGTACTTCTTCATCGTATAATGGTTTAGGAACTAAATTTAAATTTTTAGTAGGAATATTAGGTCTTAATTCTTTAATATCTAAATCAATTGCTTTTAATAATTCAACTTCATCGTATTTATTTTTATTTAGTTCCTTAAATACTAAAGATGATGCGATATTATTTTCATTAACCACCGTAACACCATATTCGTTTTTAGCAATAGCTTGAGAACCAGAGATAGATAGTATTGATTCTAAATCTGATTTTCTTTTTTCATCTAATTTTTGTGCAATTGCCTCTAATGCTGTCATTTTATTCTATTTCAAAAATTAATTTATCATCTATAATAGTAGATATACCACTTTCGATAATTTTAATTTTTAATTCATAAGTTCTATTAATCGGTAATGAGTTTAAACTCATATTAAAATAATTTGATGTAGAATCACAACTTATTTGTGTATATTGACCGAATGGATATATTACCTCTCCTGTTTTATAATCTTCTAATTGATAATATGATGAACCAGATGGTAAATACTTATTTTGGTCATATGCAAATGAGCCTGTTCCAAATGTTTTCAATGGATACATATCTCTACCCTTAACTCTTACCTTAATGGTTTCGTTTGCTGGATATGTTGATTTTAAATTAGTTAAAACTACTTTATATCCTTCTTGTGCTGAACCTGTTACTGATGTTAAACTTCCCGTTACGAATAAACTATCATTCGAAACTATTTCTAATTTAGGCTCATATATTGTATTTGTTTCTTTAGAAAAGAATTTTAATACACCATAATCCAATTCGTTATTTTCTGCAGTTAAACTATGATGCAATATGAATCCATTATTTATTATAGAGCCACTTAACCATAAATTAACTATACCCGTCACATTCATTCTAATATCAGCATCTTCATAATTATAAGTTTGAGATGCCATAGATGCTGTGTACCAAGTACCACCACCACCATTTAAAATTGAACCGGTATCAGAACCACTTACATATGAATTTGGTGTTACAACATAGTCCATCCATTTATCAATTCCATTTTTATAGTACCAACTAACCCCATTTGATGTTATATTATCAAATTTAGTGCCAGTTCCCATATTCCAACTTTGAGAAACTGCATTAGCATGAATTGTGTATTCTAATGGAATTTCTTCCGCTTGGGATGATTTTAAGTTTAAATAAACAATAGAGCCGCTTGGGATTCCCATATTAGCTACATCAAATTTAATTAATGTTCTAGCTATATCCTTTGTAGACCCATAATATAGTTTACCAACCTCTAATATCTCATCTCTACCTGCGTTTTGTTCGGGTTGTTGTAGGTAAATACTGGCATCGAATGATGATGTGAATAATTTATGCATATTATAAAGCTCTTCCTTTTATATCTTTGTTAGGGTATTTTACTTCGAAGATGCAAGGGTCTAAAGATGGATATATTATCTTACCTTTAGTTGCTTCATCGATATTGTATCTATTTGGTGAATAATTTTCATTACCATCGCTTTTACATATATTTGATATTTTTACCGATGGTACACTCATTACACCTTCTACATTTGCTAATATTAATTCTAATTCAGAAACATTAATTGGTTTATTAAATGTCCAATTATCTATTTCAAAGTAATTTTGCATTTCAGTTAAACAAGCTGATAATACTTCTCTCTTATTATAGTTCTGATAACATATTATTTCAAAATCAACTCCTATATTAATTACAAATCCATCTATAATATTAACGGCATCTGTCATCATTCTATACTCACCCAAATACGTTTTAAGATTTTGTTTAACCGCTTGATTTATTTGAGTAAGTTTTTTATCACCATTATACCCTAATATATACATATTAATTGCAAATGGATTATTAACTTCAGCAATTGCTGTTTTCTTTTGTGTTAAGTATTTTACTAATTCGGTTTGGATTTCTAATTTAGATTTATTTTGTAATCCTTCTACAACCCCTACGAATTCTGCAATATTATTTGGAGATGCTAATATAGATGATGGTGAATTATTATCAATTTCGCCATCAGGTGAAACATATACCTTAGTAACACTACCATATCGTTCCGGCATACTTAATGCTCTTACAATATAATCTTGCTTAGTTACTGCTCTATTTTGAGAACCAAACACTCCCAATGCGTTTTGCCTAATTTCTTCAATCGATTCACTTCCCCTTCCACCTACTGCTGGTTCTAAATTTTCAACTGCTACACTACTTTTTATTTGAGAATAGGTTACTACATTATCTACAGACAATAAATCCTCTTCAAATTCTATTCTGGATATAGTAGTTAAATCTCCCGAATTTACATTTGATTCAACGCCACCACCTACCAAATACTTTACATTCAATGATTGGTTCGATGGAGCTATTCCAAAGGTATTTGTTTTTAAAAAATTAGATGGGTCAATCCCCTGATTCAATCTTTGTACTGAATTAGCTAATCCCAATCCTATATTTTTAGGGTTTGGTAAAATTTGCTCATCATTCATAGTTACATCGCCACTACCAAATTGTAAATCTATTGTATTATCAGAATTTACTTTAGTTGAAAATCTACGTGGTACTTTTTGTACTTCTAAAATATATGGTACTGTGTTCGATTCTCCACTTAATCCTCCAGCATTTGATTCTATGTTGGGTTGTTCCACAAATATACTTTCTTGTGCTAAATATGGAACTTCATACCATTTAGCGTTTGTATCATCCGTTACTACCGATGTTATTCCTATTATATTTGTTTCATTTATAGTTGCAACAGGATAATCAGTAGTATCAGTAAATGTAATAGTCGTATCTTTTTCTCTAGCAGAAATTGCTTTTATTTTTTTACTAACTAAATAAAAAGTTGGCTCTCCAGTTGCGGTATTTCTCTCATACACATCTATTTCTCTATTGGTTTCATTTGAAAAATCAACAGAATCAGTTGTTCTGAATATAATATTTGGATTAGTTGTTGATACTATTTCCATACCATCTTTTATTCTTAAAAAATAAGATGGGTTTGGGGAATATTGATTTACTCCATTACTAATGGCTGGAACTAACTGATAAACAGTTAGAGTTGTAACTGCCGGCGTTGTTACCTTTGGTTTATACCCCATTGATTGTGCCAATGCTATTACATTTTTACGTTCAGTAGCATGTGATAACATTGATTCCTTTAATTGTGTATCTTGGTAGAATGATAAAACATCGCCAATTGCGGCTGCCATTTCTACAAATACCATACCCGGAGATGCTTCATTGAAATCCGAATATTGGTTTGGAAAATATGTTTTTGTAAATTCTATTAAATTTTGCTTAAAGCTAGCAAAATCCTTACCAACATATGTTAGTTCTCTATTACTACCCCAATTCTTATTTAACGGTTTGATAGCCATTTTGTTATTATTGATTTATCGTTACTTCTATTGTTTCTGATATATTAGGATTCAATCTTAATGAAAATTTTATAGAAACGTTTATTTTATTATTATCTATATCATTATCATCAAATGGAAATTCTATATCGTTTATTGATACAAATGGCATCCACATAGCTACTGCATCTTCAATTGCATCGATTACTCTATCTTTAATATCTTCACCATATATTGGTTCAAATATTAATCTATGTATATCGCATCCAAAATCGGGCTGCATAACCCTTTCACCCTTTCGGGTCATTATAAGATTTATTAAATTATCTCTAGTCTGCTTAATAGTGGTATAGTTTGTAGCAAAAATACCATTAGAATCGGAACGTCTATTTATTCCAATTCCTAATGATTTATAAGAATTACTCGTTAAATCCTTTGTACTTACTCTACCAATTTCTATCGCCATTATTTAAATCTCTTTACTAATTCTGAATAATCTCTTGTTAATGCTTTTATAGTAGCATCTTGTAATCCATCGCCTGTTGATTCAAAGTTTGGAGTATTAGATGGTATATCCATATCTCTATAATCCAATGTTTCCCATTCACTCTCATCAACCCTTAATTCAGGCTTAATCATATCCAATACACTACCCACCGCTTGTGCACCTTCCTTCCTTTGCTCTGATGTAAATGGTTGTGTCATATTAAGAATCTCATTTATCATTGGGTCTTTTGTAAATTCCTTTTTGATTTGAGGTCTTTGTTGTTGTACAATTGGTTGTTGTTTTTTAACATTCGGAGTTGTACTTTCCGAAACCTCTCTTAATGTGGGAGATGTAGTTTTTCTTTGTGAGTTTAATGTAACCGCACCAGATTTAATTAACTTAGCTAATTCTTCTTTAACTTGTTGTTTTACTTCATTTTTAACAACCTCCTTAATTAAACCTACTAATAATTTTGAATCCATAGTAATTTGTGTATGTTTATAATAAATATTGAAAGATTAAATTTAATACAATTGTATTATCCTATGATTTTATACCCATTCCAATTTAGTATTGCGGGAGCGGGTGGAGCGGGTGGTGGATATTGTGATATAACAGACATTATACCACTCGCTCCCATTAAATGCGTTTTAGCCACATTAACAAATGGATTAATCATTATGTTTGTTTGAAAACTGAATTTTATTGTTGGTGGTATAAAAAATATATTAGGAATTTGTGGTATTTTATCTTTGATTAAATCATATGCCATTGCCAATAATTCTTCTTTAGTTGGTATTGCGTCATCTATCATTTTTTGTAATTCCTCCTTTGTAGGTATTTTTGGAATACTAATACCCGGTAGTTGTATATCTGGCACTGCTCCATCTATTGTATCTTTTACAAATTTTTTTATCTGAGCTTTGGTTGGTTTAGGTGATGGAATACTGTTTGATAATTCCACAGCCGTTTGAATTGCGGCTTGGATTGGTGCTAATATAGTTGCTTCTATTGGTATAATTAATTGTTTTTTTAACTCTTCAACGGCTACATCTAATAATTTTTGTTTAGCTTTTTCAATAATTTCTTTTTTCTTTGGTAATTCTGGAAATGGAAATTTAATAGCTTTTTTCGTTTGAGACCCAATCGATGGCTTTTTCTTTTTTGCTGTTTTTACTTTTTGAATTATAGTTTTACCTGCTTTGATAGCGGGGTGGTTTGCTATATTTGAATCAATTGGTTCTTTTTTTAATATTTTTTGAATAGTTTCATAAACATTAACTTCGCCAATTTTTGGTATATTAATAGTTTGCTCTTTAAGTTTATCTTCTAAAGCTTGCATTGCTTCTACTTCAGCTTTATGTAATGCGGCTGAAGCAGCTAACATTATTGGATTAGGTCCGATATTCATAATTGTACCTGGTGCAGGCGGCGTTGATTGCCAACCAGCCGGCTTTAATAATGGACTTGGTATTGGTGCCATTTCAGCTCCCAACCAATAAGCATCAAATGCTTTTGGGTATATTTCAGCTAGTATGTTAAAGTTTTCACCATCCGAATCTTGTCCTTTTTTAAGAGCAGTTTTGATTACGTCTATCATTCCGGAAACATTCCCATTTATAATAGGAACTCCGTAAATCATATCTCCACCTCTCTGAATACACCTATGATATTCGTTTGCGTAGAATTCAGCAAATGAATCCATATCTTTTCCAAATTGAAAAGATACCATAGATTTTAAAACATTTACTTTGAATAGTGTCCAAGACATTATGATTTACTTAAATAGTTTTTAGCAGATAATAGCGTATTTAGTTTTCCTTTTATAGCTTTAAAAGCGGCTACGTTAGTAGGGCCTAATGCGGTTGGTCCAACCGGAGTTGCATATATTTGTTTAGTTATTTCATCAATTAACTCTCCCATTATTTTAACCAATTCACCCCCTAACACCATTTTCTGAACAGCTGCGCCAGCGGCGCCTTCGCCATTATTTTTACCTAAATATATCTTACCATTTTCTGAATTTAAAAATATTTGGTTAGCACCTTCTGAATGAATTGTTACATTCTTTTTATTGTGTATATAGATTTCTTTTTCGGCATCTATTGAATAATTGCCATCCGTTATAACACCAGTATTACCCTTACCAAAAATTATAAATTCTTTTGCTTTTGCTGAAAGAACTATTCTATCGGAATTAATAAATAATTGGTCACCACTTAAATCTTTTGAGTTTGGATATTCTTTAAATGCTACTTTGGTTTTTTTAATAGTTTCGGTAAATGGGACTTTTACTTTATTAGAAGTTATATAGATAGATGTACCATCTTTATTAATATCCTCATTTACTAACGTGCCAATTGGTTTTGAATCTAATTCAGAATTTTGTCTATTACGAATGAATATAGATGGAGAAGATGTTTTACCATCTTCAGTTAAATGAAACTCACTAAATCGAATAGTATTACCAACTCTACCAGTTAATATTGTATCTCCATCATTTGGTTTTAAAAACTTAATACCTTCTTTAATGATATATTCAGGCTTTTTTTCTTTTTGTACGCCGGCGTTGGAAGTAGATATTCCTGTTTCTTTTTGCTTTTTATAATCGCTAGATTTTGAAGATGTATTAGTATCAACTAACTCCGATTTATTTAATAATTCAGATGTTTTATAATCTTCTCTAAAATTTGGATAAATTGTTAAACTATATGGTAACCAAAAATATTGAGCATTTAAATTTAAAATTAGTACAGTTTCTCCTACTAATGGGAATGTAATATTATTTTTATCAAATGGAAATGCGTGATTTAGTTTATCAGAAGAAAACGTATCGTTAGTTTTAAAATCTATTGCACCATAATATTTAGTATCTTTATCCGATATATCTGAATTATCATTATATACACTAACATAGTCGTTATCTTTATCTAATTCTAAAAAATCATCTTCAGTTTTGAATACTCGGTTTACCTTAGATAAAAAAATATCTAAGTTATTAGATTTTTTATTTAATGATTCATTATTATTTGTAATATCAAACATTATATTTTAGATTTAATTTCATCCAATTCTATTTGAATATCAACTAATTTATCTTCGTTCTTTTTATCAAGCTCATTAACCGTATCTTCCAAATCATTCAATAATTGATTTTTTTCACTTTCACTTAACCAACCATCTTCACCAATACCTTTAGCTTCAGCCGATGCTAATCTTTGAGCAATGGTTGCAAGTTTAATTAAGTGGTCATCATTTTTAACGGATGTATCAATTAAATCTCTTATAATTGGAGCAAGTACAGTTGCTTCTCCTACATTCTTAATCAACTTGCGAAGCGATTCAATCATCTCTGAAATGTTCTTCTTCTTACTTTGTTGATTATCGTATATATCTTTGAATAGTGATGATAAATTTTTACCATCAAATAATTTAAATTCTGCGCTCATATTGTTTGTTTATGTACTAATAATTATTTACTTATTAAATAATTACCCAATACCAAATAATCCATATCACAATTAAGGAATGTCCAAATTGCTTTTTGTGGGTCATTTGTCATTGTATGCCCTCTTAGGTTAAAAGAAGTATTTAATAATATAGGAGTACCACTTATCTTTTCAAATTCCTTTAATAAATTATAATATAGTGGGTTTGATTCTTGTCTTACAGTTTGAATTCTAGCAGAACCATCTATATGTGTTACCGATGGTATTGATTTATAATCAGTAACTTTAACCACTTGATTCATATACGGAACTTCTGATTCGGATATAAAGTATTTTTCATAATCTTCGATTGTTACCGATGGAGCAAATGGTCTAAACATTTCTCTCTTTTTGACAACCTTATTAATTCTATCTCTTTAAATTCATTTCAATTATTTTATATTTATTTATAATATGCCTACATTAATAGAAAAAGTAAATAATTATAAAAATTCTAAAAATTGATGAATAAAATAATTTAAATATACATCT